CTAGCTGTTATTAAGCTACTGAATCGATCTTAATGCAAGGCTGATCTGAGCCTGCACCTGCGACGATTTCGTTGAAGCCCAGAGATTGGGTAGCAACGATTACACGACGCTGATTCATTACTTCGTAATCCTGCTCAACGGTTACACCGCGGAGTCGTGGGATCACGTAGTTACGTGCATATACTGCATATGCTACTGGTACGCCTGCACCTTCTGCCGCGAACTCTTCAGAAACAATTACTGGAGAACCGAAGACGGCTCCAACAGTACCAGTTACCTTGATAGCGAGTTCAGTACCTACTTCGTCAAGGCTCTGGAATGCAGAGTCACTCAACAGATCGTAGTACATATTCTGGCTTACGATGAAAGTAACATCAGAAGGGTTCAGACCGTACTTACCCATTTCCTTACGTGCTGCAAGAAGTTGAGCACCAGTCATGGTAGAGAAGTTGCCTGAAGCTAATGAAGCACCATCAATGTCGTGCTTAGCTGTAGCGATTGCACCGTGTCCGTCAAGGCCAGAAATAGTACCGTTACCATTAAGGATAGCGGCTTCTACTGCACGACCGTGTGCACGAGCAACACCTTCGACCAACATAGGCATCAAGTTAACAAGTACTTGCTCGTCAACTTCGTTATCCATGAACGTGCTTGAGATCAAGCGATAAGCGTTCAAGATAACTTGCTTAGGCTGGTAAGTAGCGTTTGATGCGCCACGATTTTCCAAGTTACCAGAAGTAGCGTTAGTTGCCCATGCAGCTGGGTCAACATCTACCTGGATAGGAAGAACTGTAGACTTACCGTTTACAGGAACTTCACGGAACATACGAGCTACTTTCAGCTCATTCATGATTTCCTTCTCGATCAAACGAGATACTTCCTGGTCGATATCTGCAGCGTTGCTTGCATAATCAATACCAGCTTTCTCTTGGATATCGCCAGCAAAGTCAGTATTCCAACCTTTCTGAGTCATAACACCCAACATGTGAGCGTTCAAGAAATCTTGGCCCCACTTGCTGATGTCAGACTTCTCTGCACGATCAGAGAATACACGCTTGGATTCACGCATTTTAGAGATCTCTTCAGACTTCTCTTCAAGATCCTTCTTATATTGCGCAAGAATTTCACCCATATCTGCTTCTTTAGCAGTAAGTTTTTCTTGCATGTCTGCAAGAAGTCGCTCAGCGCCTGACTCAACACCAGTTTGAATCGCTGACTTAACTTCTTCAGCTTGAAGAGCTTTAGCTTCTGCTTCTGCAGTTGCTTTTTCTTCAGCTTCTTGTGCAGCTTTTACTTCAGCTGCTTTTTGCTCGGCTTGCTTCATTGCAATCTTTGCAGCAGTTTCCTCTGCTACCTTCTTAGCAAAAGCTTCCAAGTCGACTTCGGGAGTTTGTGTTCCTTCCGACATTTTTGTCTCCTTTTGGGCAATAGCCCCATCCGGTGCGTCACTAGCTAGTAATGATTTTTCATCCTTAGCCAGAGACGGCTCGGCTAGTTCGACACTATTAATGAAAGTTTTTTTGAATTCTTCGTACTCATCAATCGAGTCAAAAGATTTCGCCAGAGAGAAAGTTGCTGCTTGATTGCAAGGAACGGATACAACCGATACTTCAAACAACTCAGCGTCCTTAATCTTTAGTCCGTCAGTTTCCGTAATATAATCAGCATCCTTGACTCGGAAACCAACAGAAAAAGCCCCAAGGATACCTTCTTTAACTAGTTCACAAACGTTAGCAGGTGCTGACTTGCTAATCTTTGCTTCTAACTCCAGACCATTCTCTGTTACTTTAAGGCCTGTAGCTCGACCGATTGGTCGATCATAGTCGTGATTGAAAAGAATAATAGGGTTCTTTTCGAAATTTTTAAGTCCTCCTTTTGCCCATGCTTCACCAGAGATAGAATCTCCTGCACGATCAAAATCAGACGTACTTGCCATACCGCGAATCATTACACTTCCATCCTCAGAAGCGTGTGATTTAAAAGTAGACGTTAGATTGAATATTTTTTCCATATTAGTTCTCGTCTTTGCTCATTACTGCTGGAGCAGGCTTAGGCTTAGGCGCAGCTTTAGGAGCGGGCTTAGGCTTAGGCTTGGGTGGAGGAGGCGGAGGATTCTCTGCCTTTTTAATCTCTGCCCACACATCAGGAAAACTTCCCTCAAGTGTTTGTAACAGTCTGGACCAACTACCAAAGTGGTTGAGTGCCATACCGGAACGAATAGGAACATCATTTCCGCACTGATCATAATCATGCTTTTCAAGGACTTTTCCTTTCTCAAGCATAAACATACCTATTGCTTGCAAGATTTGATTTCTCACTCGTAATCTAGCCATCTTCTTCTTCTCCTTCTTCTGGTCTACCGCCTTCATCTGGGTTTGCTGCGCTACCTGCAATATTTGCAGGTACTCGAAGTTCGTCATACCCTTCTACTGGATCAAACCCTAAATGGCCCCTTGCTTCGTTTGGAGTAATAACCCCAGCATTTACTAATGAAGTATAATACTGAGATTGATCTCTTAGCTCCGGCTGAAGAGCGGGGATTTCGG